ACAATCTTCAGCGGTAGCTACGAGTACCGTGTAATGTGAATCGACAAAGATGTATCGGTCGCCACCGATGTCACCTGCAAAAATGTTAAAGACTTCGTGCGTTAACTCCGTTCCGTCATCTCTTGTTATTTCTTCAAGCTTGCCTGACACAGGATTGATGAAATGGGGAACGCAATCGGCCTTGCCTGGCTCGTCCTCGCTTCGCCCTGGAATGCCCTCCGCTGGAGTCTTGTAGATAAAGCCTTGGGTAAGTAAATCTGGCCGAGGCACAGCATTGGGAATGCTGACCGAACCGTATCCACGATTGACATACTCTGGTGCATCGTTCTCCAGCATTTCGATAAGCGAAACAACGTGAGAACGTCGTGCGAAGGAATAACCTGCCATTACGTCAACCTTAAAAAGTCGTCGAAATTCACGGGTTCATAAATGTTGTACGCAATGTAATCCGGTTCGCCCTCTTGAGACTCACGCTTATTGCCAGCGATGTCGATGTACCCTGCGTTTGGCTTTCCTGGGATGTCGGATTGGAATGCCTTGAGTTTCCCGCCTTCTTCATCCTCGTTTTCTGGCTCAAAGTATTGCGTATCAAACAACGCCCGAACTTCCATCCACCCATACTTCTGCGGATCACCGTCTGCTAAGTCTGAGTCTGGGTGGAGATCAATCGTGTATGTGACCATTGCAGCGTCTGTGCTGCCAGCTGCAAGCTCAACGCTAACCTCCTGTGCTTCGACCTCCTGAATCAACCACATCGCCTTGATATGCCCGTTCCAAGGAAATTCATTGATTGTAAATTTCCGTTCAAGCATTTGTTCGTAGCTGATGCTTGCTTCATATTGGGTATGCTTTAAGCGAAACGTAGGACGCTTTGCAACGACTGGATTACTCCACCAGTTTCCCGTTGGGGTAAGCGCACAGTTTTTCTTTTGCAATACAAATCGTTCCCAATACAACACCTCTTCTCGCTCGCCTAGCGAGACGGATTGCACAGGTGCAATATCAGTGACGTTTGTCGGTATCGCTATTGGTGCGTTTTCTGCTTCGGTTGCGCCACCCGCACCAGATCCACCGCTTCTCGCTGGAGGCGTCGAGAACTTTGCTTTGACTGTCCAGCGAGTTAGTTTCTTCGGATTCTGAGATGCTGTCTTATCCCTGCAAACAACGTAAGGCAGTATTTCTGTTCCAGTCGTATAGGTGGTCTTTCCGACAATTGGAATCCCTGTTGCGTTGAGAACATCGTAGGCAGAATGCGTAGCGATATCCGCTCCGGTAACGTCCACGCAATAGTCCTGATGCCACTGCGCACTAACACCGACGTTGTTGTCTCCAGTGGAGGAGAACGTCATTCGTTGACTTCGTCCCTGTGATACTACGAATGGCATTGCTAAAAACCTACTGGAACGGGGAAAAACTCAGCTAAGTCAGCAGGCAACGCATCTAATGCCGCTTTTACGGATTCCATTGCTTGTAACCTTGCCTTGTGCCTTACCTCTTCACGCTTTTCTGCTGAGTCTGCATTTTTCATGGAAATGTCTCGCATAATATTAAATTCTTCACTGCTGCCTTTTGTTGCAACCTGTGCTGCCTCTTTTTGGCTTTCGACAATTTCGTTAACTTTTGCATCGATAAACTCTTGGGTTAACCTCTCCTTTTCAGCTGTTGCTACACCTGGCGCACCTGCAAACATTCCCATGCGCTCCATGTTAAACAAATCGCCTAATTGCCTTTGCAATGTGACTTGTGGATCTTCATGTCGTCGCACAATAGCATCTCTTCTTGACTTTGCTGCACGTTCCGCACTTCTTGCCTCTTGCGATGCCTCTTTAATAGCCGCAAGCCTTCTCTCTTGTTCGTCAGCTTCTTTCTTCGCCAATTCTAGCGATTGTGCCTCTTTTTCTAACCCTTCACGCCGCAGTTGAGTTAGCAAGCGCACATGTTCAACTTGATCTCGTCCATACTTTGCATAGATACGCCCCATTTTAATCGATTGTATTTCTTCCACCGCTTGATCCTGCAAAGCTTCTTTTCTTGCATTGCGCAGTTGCTCCTCCCGTTCAACCCTTGTGTCATAAAGTGATTGCTCTGCCATTGCCATAGATCGCAATGCGTAGGCTAGACCTTTTAGTATTGGGTTAGAGTTCTCAAACGACTTTGCAAGACCGTCTGCCCAAAACACGGCGTCCTCTCCTGCCATTGCAAGAACTTTCAGTTGCATTCTGGCTGATTGCAAAATGCGAGAAATTGCATCCGCTGTTCCTCCTCCAATAAACGCAGGAGTTGAACCCATGTCCGCTTTTAATTTTTCTATTTCACCTCGCAGGATTTGCACTTGCCCAAACGGAGTTTCTCCAATTTGGTCTAACATATCATTGAAGCGTCCTCCCTCGCTCGTCGCCTGCCTTAAAGCGTCTGCAATCATTTCCGCACTGATTGCACCGCCTGCCATTTGCAGTTTCAACTGAAACATGCTCTGTCCGGTCTGCTCAGAGATGACCTGAAGTGGATTGAACCCTGCTTCAATAAGCTGACGAAGTTCCTGCCCTTGCAATCGTCCATTGGCTGTTATTTGACCAAATGCCAATGCAAGTCGCTGCAATTGCTCTGTGCTGCCCCCAGATACATCACCAAGTCGCTCCAACGTATCCGTCACCTTGGACGCATGCACTCCATATTGCAGCAAAGTTCGCATCGACTGCTGCGTTGCTTCAAACGTTAAAGGGGTACGTCCAGAAACGTCACGAACATCAGAAAGCAATCGCTTGGCAGTTGCTGAAGATCCAGTAAAAACCTCAAATGCTTTTAGGGATCTTTGCTGCTCCATGGCAGCAGTTACAGAGCTAATTGCAAAATGATATGCACGGTAGGCAGTCGTGACAAAACCAATATTCCGTCCAATGGCAAGTAATTGATTTTGCAAAGCACCTGCTGCTGTTGTCTGCTCCCGTATAGCGACAGTCTCTCTTTTTATCGCTTCAGCACGATGCCGTTGAACCCGATCAAAGAATGCCTTCCCCTTTTGCAGTTGTATCTTTCTTTGGTCCTCCATGATTTGGCTGTTGTACTTGACAGTAGCCAGATACTTTTTTTCCGCTCTTGTCTTGTGCTGAATAACCCGATCAAAGAACGCCTGCCCCTTTTGCAGTTGCCCCTTTCTCACATCCTCCATAACCTGGCTGTTGTACTTGACATCAGCTAGGTACTTCTTGTTTGCAGCGGCTTTGTGCTGATTTACTTTATCAAAAAATGCCTGACCTTTTTGAAGTTGTGTCTTTCTCACATCCTCCATGATCCTGCTGTTTTGCTTAACATCGGCCAGGTATTTTTTATCAGCGTTCGCCTTACGCAACTGGATGTGGTCAAAAAACGCCTGCCCCTTCTTTAGCTGTGACTTTCTCACATCCTCCATGACCTGGCTGTTTTGCTTAACATCAGCTAGGTACTTCTTGTCAGCAGCAGACTTGTCTTTTAGTGCTTTCTTTTCTGCTCTGTCAGCTGCTTCCTTCTGTTGCCTTGCATCACGCTCTGCATTTCTTACTTTCCTGATTTCAAGCAGTTGCTTTGCTCTGGCCCTTCTTGCGTTATCTATCCCCTCTTGAAAGGCAAGCGAGATCCTTTCGTTTTGTGTCAGTCTCTGTTTCTCCGCAACAGATAGTTTCTCGCCTGCTGCTATCCTCTCACGCAGAACATCCGTTTCAAAATCGAGTTGCTGCGCATGCCGTCGTGCAGCGACCAGCGCCGCTCTCGATCCAAGTGCGACCTGTCCATAAGATGCGGAGAGAGCATTCATTTGCTCGCCGTCTATACGAGCAAGGCGTGTTAGCTTGTCGAATACAGGTACAAGCTTTCCAACCCCTCCTGCGAGGTCGCCTGCTATGACACGAACCTCTTGCATCTCTCTTTGGGTAAGGCTCATTCCGGCGACAAATTGCCGGTGGTCAAGCATCAGACGAAACCACATGTCACCCTGTTGTGCCATGATTTTACCTTTGTCCAGACATGAGTTGACTTAATGCTTGATCTGGAGAAACGCCCTTGCGGGTGCTGCTCATTTCGTCACTTTCCAGTGAATAGTAGGCGAACCATTGATCGACGACCGATGATGGTGCTGAGTTGTACCACGCAATCGGATCGTCGATCCCTAGGTCTTTGCAGAGCATAAAAATGAACCTCAATCGACTGCTGCGTTTAAGGACTTTTTTAAACCTGCCTATTCTTCCTTTTTTTTGACCGGCTCCGCTTCGTTGTTGAATTTCTGAACTGCAGAGATAAGTGGGTTCAACATTGCGCCGTCCAACCCACTGACGACATCGATATCATCAGCGGAGAACATCGGCGTGTTTTCATCCACCATGACCTGATCGATGATCATGTAGACGTTTCGCAACGCAAACTTTGCATCAATCAGGTTTCCTTGATCGTCGAACCAACTGCTCGACCGAAGGTCAATCTTCGCACGGTCCAGACTTCTGATGCCAACGGTTCCAAGTCCCGGTACATCAACTTCCTCGTATCTCGCCTTCGCTTTATTGAGCAGTTGCTCCCGAGTGAGTGTAGTTGCCATTACTAATCAAAATCCTCCAATAGATCAGGTTCTTCGTTTTCTGTTTCGACCACCTCGGATGGTTGCACTGTGCCGAGTGACTCTCCAAAATGCTCGGAAATCTGCTTTTCAATATCCGCTAGCTCTGCGTCTGAAAAACGCAAATGCAATAGCAGTTTACAGTTTTTTGGGACGCTGTCGCCCTGCCGGGGAATGAACCCGGCATGCATGCCGTCCACCCGCACTCTCCACAGCTTGGGCCGAACCGCTCGATTCGGATTCGCAGCGGAGGTTGCAATGAACTCTTCCACATCAACTTTCATTACGCTGCCTCTTGCGTAAACGCAGGTTCCGTATCCTCGCCATTGAGCTTGAACACTATCGAAGCTTCCTGCAATTCGCCATTCTGAAGCGTCGGCAAGTTTACTTCCCGAATGTAACCGTCAGCGACAAAGGTTGCGTTGGTGGTATTCCCAGTGGTATGAATCGGCCATGTGACTGTGATGACTTCCGCAACGCCCCGAGCAAGCAGCGTATCCGATGTCGGATTGAACAAAAAGTTAATCGTAATCTCGCCTGGATCACTTAGGTCACTTGCCTGAAACGTCTTGTAGTTAGTTGTGTCCAAGCACGACGTTTCCAAATCCTCAATTGCGAAGCTTGGCAACTCGATTGAGGTCACACATGTACTAACGGTAGACACTGACAGTGCAACGGTGGTTCCATTTCCTGTACCAGCCATGACTCAACTCCTTATGAGGTGGTCGTAGTGTAAAAAACAAAAAACTCAAGAATGGTGATGTACCATCGTTGATCGGTTCCGGAGAGCGGTCGATCTACAGCGTGCCGCTCTCCATCTTGTAGCGATATCTCATGGATAAATTGCCCAGAGTTGTCGCCTTCATGTTTCTTTTCCAGTGCGAGTCGCACAGCGTCGGCAAGTGATACCGATGCAGTTCGTGTCTTCGCATAGCAATCGACTTGTATTCTTGCCCGTGCAATATCTGCGATATCCACCAAACATTCTGTTGGAAGCGTATCCACCAACAGATACCTGATTGCTGGCAGTGTCGCTTGTTGTGGGAGTGCATCGCTGTACATGCGGGTACTCACAAGTCCAGACACGGTTGCGTCTGCGAGTGTAAGCGTGCGTATTGTTTTGCCGATGTCAGGCATTTACCTTCCCCGCTCCATTACTTCTTTCATGGCACGCTTCAACGCTCTTGTCATTACGTTGTGAATCGGTCTTGCGCTTGCCGTTCTTGCTGGTCGCCAAAACGGATGCTGCTCGACTTTCTCGCCTTCTCTTGGAGTTCCGTAAATCACCATCCTGTGTCCGTATTCCACAGATACTGCGTATTGCTTGACCATTGGGAACATTGAACCATCGGCATGAATGTCTACCACTTTTCCGAAAGTGTATTTTGTGCGCTTGGCTGCTTTCGTTCTTATTGCGTCCTCTAAATCAATCGATGTTTCCTTGCCCCATCTATCTCTTCCCTCCGATTTCAATCCCCTAATGTTGTTCCTTACCTTGTAGGTAAACACTTCAGTCGCTTCCAGCATTGCCTTGTTTGCAATCTTCTTCCGTAGATGTTCTGGTGCTGCTTCAAGCGTCTGCTCGATTTCTCGAATCTTTGCTTCGGAGAATTTAAAAGTCACGAATTTTGCCATCAGACTTCCCTCCGACATTCGACTCTGGTTTCCTTGCTATCGCCGTCCATGTCGTAAACGGCAACAACTCCATACTCCACGCTGTTGATGGTCACCTTCATGTCGGTCGTGATGCCTGACGAACCCTGGTACTCACCGAACAGGACATGCGTCGTCTGTGCAGAAACCTGCTTTCCACGCAGCACCTCACCACCTGTAGTGGTCAGCAACTCGCAAGGCCAGGAGGTGATAACGCTATCCCAATCGCCAGGAGTCGTGTACGTCGGATTGCCGTGATCGTCCTGCGTCCCATCATGCTGTGAAAAAGTTGCACGATGGCGACGACGACCAATTGCACCACGATATCGATTTCTCATGGGTACGCTGAGTCCTGTACAGTTCGCCACAATCTATCGTATGCCATGCTCCAGTCCCGATCAGGAACGTCGCCACGGTCGTAGAACCATGAGCCAACCTGAACCAGTATCAGATGCTTCAAAATCGAAGGAACCTGATCCGCAGTCCCAAAACCAGCATTGAACTGGATTGTGCATCCACCGTGCTGTTCTGTGATAGTGGGCCAGGACTGGTTGTACTTGAGGTAAACAAACGGCATGCGGCTCGTATCAACACCATAGACATCCGTCCCAAGCGTTTGCTGCGAGTTATCTGCATCGTAATAACTGATGCTCGATACGCTCGACACA